ACTAAATACCCTGACTTATCACCTGATGTAGCTGAGACAGTTTTCGATGATGCTACTCACCAGTATGGCGCAGCTCTTGGTCAGTTAGAGCGAGATTTGGGACTCCACGAAGTCACCAATCAATTGGGATCAAACCCATACTCTTTCGATCAGATAATACGTCGTAAAGTGACACCAATCGTGCACAAGCAGGTCAATGACCAGATGGAAGTGGATTTATCGGAGAAAATCGCGGAAACCGTCTTTCGAGACCAGAATGCTGATGCCGTTCTTAATAACAGAGTACTGCCAAATATGGTAGCTATCGGGTTTACTCGAACCTCTGAATATACCCCAATTGAAACAGCGCAAAAAGTTATGGGGCAAGGTATAGGCATTCAGCATGGAATAGTACTGACTAATAAGCATGTACTGAAATCGATAGAGGAGAGTGGATCTACTATGATACTTATGCGAAAGAAACATGGACAATCTATATTCACACGTCATTCTTATAACCCAAATAGATGTTGGATGCATCCTACAGTGGACTGGGGTATTTATGATTTTGGCATTGATATAGAAGCGTTCAAGACGATTACGCATAACTTCTTGAATCATCTCTCTGATTATCTGACAAGTGAAAAAATCATACTTGGACATGTGATGTATATGAAAGAACAGGTTGTAGCAGAAGTCATGAAAGGTAAACCGATAAAGTTTATAGGTACAATGGAACTAGCAGAAGGCTCAGAACAGTATATGGTAGGAGTGCGATATGAAACCGCGTCTATAGCGGGATGCTCTGGATCTCCATTGGTGCTTTATAACAGACGCAGTGAACGAAAGATATTCGGTATACACAAAGGAATAGAATCTGGAACGGGATTTGGTGGAGGAATACCAATTCTTGAATCGGAGTTAAAAGAGGCTATTGGGAATGTTGCGTCTCAGATCAAGCAAGTCTTTGGTTATGTAGATAAGGCCGCCGAGGTACCAGAAATGCCTGACACAGTGCGGTTAATAGATACCATTGATTTGACTAGGATCGAGATTGATGCGCTTTTTCCAGCTACTGGAGATCGTTGCTTAACGCCAATAGGATTCTTGGCTTCTTCGGTGTCTCCGGGCTCTATAGAGAAGACCATGTATACTAAGTTACCGACATTTGATAAGATACATCCACATACCACTCGACCAACACTATCACGACAAGAAGTTGCACGGTTAGGAATACCTGATCCGTGCAAACAGCAGGTGGAAAAGTATGGACGCATGACCGTTCCCTTCGCCGCTGATATTGAAGAAGCAGTAGGCTGGAGAGTTCGTAGACTTTGGAATGAATCGCTAGATCGATACAAAGAGCGTGAACCACAATTGCAAACTGAAGCTGAAATTATAGCTGGTAATGTAAACACTGACTATATACGTCCGTTGAATAAGGACTCCTCTATGGGGTATCCTTTCTCTCGCCGTGCAAAACAAGCAGGTAAAAGAGATTTTATGGATTTTGAAAACGGAACTATTATAGATGGTGAATTCAGAGCTACTGTAGATGAAGCGGAAGCAAAGCTTTTGAAAGGTGAACGCCCTATGTTCTTCTGGCAAGACTGTAAGAAAGACGCTCGTGTACCGACAGAAAAAGTGTTAAAAGGGAAGCAACGCATGTTCGTTATATCACCATGCGCCCTTACATATATCTGTAAAAAGTACATGGGCGACTTTATTGCCGCAACAATGGCAGCACACAACGACAATTCGTGTGCAGTGGGAATAAATCCGGAGGGACCTGAATGGGCCCATCTAAGAAACCGTTTGTTCCCATTTGGAGGCCGACGCGTGCGAGAAGGTGACCAGAGTAACTATGACGGAGCTATCCTTAATCAGTGGGCTCGAGTATTGCTTTATACTATGCAGGACTTTTATAAGGACGAGTTCTTTGACATGAGGGCAATTTTATTTACCGAGTTGTTGCAATCGGTTCATATCCTATTTAATTCGTTGGTAGGAACTTGGATCGTTTACTCTAAACATCACGGTAATAATTCTGGGAGTGTATTGACTACCATCTTTAATTCCCAGCC